GTAGGTTGTAACATGCAATTTATTGCATCTTACCACCTACACAACCTGTGGTTCTTATAGTGTTGCCATACATTTATGTACGGTAACACTCTATATACCACCACCTTGGTGGGATTTGGCAACCCCATCGAATGATTTTGCCGTTGTATACATTTTTGTGTTGTTTTAGAGACAGTTTTTATTTTATGTTTTCCATATAAACCCAAAATTAAATATATGTTTCGTTTTTATAGTGCTTTGCACTAGAGACTGGACCCCTAGACTTAACAGTCGACGAACAGGGGCGACCAGTGAGGGATTATGACGATTGAGATTTTTATACTGACGTCAAGTACCATAAGGTGTGCGTTCACCGCAACAAATCAGCAAGCAGAGCGATGAAACCATGTTAGATTAAAACGCGACATGGTGGAGTACCTGGGACAAAGGGCTTGTGTCCGCAAGACAGATTTGTTGTGAATTCACACTGGTTGGAGAAGTGGCTTTATAATGTTTGATATCTGAGTCCAACTTTGACCTGGTGGTAGACCAGGCACGAGAATGAACTCGTGGAAAAACTCAGCGGATATGGTAGTTCGAGCCTGAATCCGAGTATTTTGCACGTTGTATACAAAACAACAACGTGTACCCCCCCCCCCCGCAACCTATTTTACGACTCAGACACAACATATAATGATGATTTCAAAACGCATGAAACACATTGTAACCCGTAGAGAGAATTTGAAATACCAGAAGGTTGGCTACCCTAGTGAGTGTGGAAAGGGTAAAAGAAGGGAGTTTGCCCGAAGTAAAGCTTTGTCACTCTTGAAGGAGTTGAACAAAACGAGTAACAGTGACGATAAAGCTTTTGCCATGGGCTTGCACGAATCTATTAGACTGGGTCCTGGACCCGCCCTGCGGGATCTAGAGTCCATGAGCTTGGACGCGGTCCCACTTATACGTGAATCCGAACATCACAAGAGTTACCGTCTTAGATTGGCACTCTTCAGTCATGTTAAGAACTACGTTGATAATTCCAAGGATGTTGAGTATGTGGATGTGGTCAAGGAGTTGTTTACGAGATTGAGTGCCAAAACCAAAATGGAGGTTAGGAGTGTCTTGTCTGATATAAACCCCCTCAATTGTGGGGAGGTTAAGCTTATAAGAGAGCTCAATGTGGCGCTTGGCGGTGGCCCCCTAAGACATGAGGTTATAGTACCGCAGATGTTCTCTTTGGGCATAAGTGACATAGCCAAGTCCATGGAGGGCCTTGGTGGTGTGGTTGAGAAATCGACAGCAACACTCACTGAGGCCATGAGAGATGTGGCGGGTCAGGTGTCCAACACATCTATCAAGCACACTCTAGACATGGGTTTCAGTTTGCCCAACAGTATCATGGATATACTCAACATGTTGTTCTCAATGCTGGGAGGTGTTGGGGCAATTGGTGTCTCCATTGATTTTCTTTGGCCATTTCTTGACAGGCTGGGTACTATACCCACGATTGTAAAGGACGCTATCACAAAGACTTTTAAATGGATCTGTGATTTAATCACGGCCAAGAAAGAGACCAGTGGAGAGTTTTATGCCTCTAGAGATATCAAGATGGGGGAACGTGTTCACATTGGTGTCAGAGGTGGACACGATGAGGAGAGCCCCCTGGTGGCGCAGGCTGGCGACCCGGACAGGGAGTCCCTGGTCACCATACTCTTCAGATGGTTGCCATACATACTTGGTGCGAAGTTTGCAACCCTCTTTCTTGAGAGTGACCTGGTTGTAGCTGTTTCCAAGGTCTCCCAGCTGGCATCCGATTATGTGTTTGGTATTCGTACCATAACAGGATTCTTTAACACCATTAAACTGGTTATGTCCCACTTGTTATCCCTGTTGGGGTTCGACAAATATGCGGCGTTGTTCACACACCATCCCGCTATATATGAGGCAAAGACGGCAATGGAGGAATTCAACACGAAGATAGAGAGTGGGTTTTACGTGCCCACCCTGGTAGAAGCACAGAAGGTGACTAAGATCGTCTCTGACCTGGAGGAGTCCTTCAAGAGCGCGGTTAAGGCCAAATCAGTCGACGTGCCCATTATAAAGGACTTGTTGGATAGGATGAGGAAGGTCAATGTAGTAACCTCACATGCTTACAAAAACAACAGAACGCGTATTGTGCCCACTGTCATAGGGCTCACAAGTGCCCCGGGTGTAGGCAAGACATACGCCACCATGACCCTAGCTGCAGCTTTATCAGTGTCACGCTCTTCCGACGAAGAACTTAAGAAGTCGGAGAGCATGCCACCTGGTACGCTTGACAGTACGGGGTTTATAAGTGGTGTGTCATCTTACGCCGACGGGCTGAAGGGTGGTGAGAAGGTCATAATCTACGATGAGTTTATGGCCGTCAAGGACACCGGTACTGGTGACAACACTAGTTTGGCGGAGTTTACGTCAGCCATTAGTGATGCCCCACATGATCCAGTTATGGCTGCTGTCGAAAAGAAGGGTAATATACTCTTTGATCCTCAGTACGTCATTCTCATAACAAACGTCAGTAGGTTTGGGCCAGACCAACTCAAGTCTATGGTTTCACCCGAGGCTGTGCTCAGGAGGATTACGTTCAAGTATCATGTCAAGGTTAAGGATGAATTCGCCATGCCAGATGGCAAGCTCGACATCGCAAAGGTTGAGGCGGAGAAACCAGACGATGATGTATTCTGGTCACCGCTGTTGTTCTTCCCCTACGACATGGCCAGGGGTGTCGCCACAGGCGAGGAGCCCTTGGAGTTGATAGATGTGCACAACCGTGCAGTTGAGCACCGGATCATATCTGAACAGAGACATGAGAGGAAGCTTCACGGCATAGACGCGGTGAGGGCAGCTCTTATTGCAAGACGCAGGCTAGAGCTTGCTCCCCAGGGCAACTTCCCATCTAGTGTGTATGATGATGATGAGTTCTCTGAGGATGGTGCAAAGGAGCTCAAGTGTGCAGATGGTGAAGACGCAGATAAGGTGTGGCTGGCTGACACCCACTTGATGACCCCCGAGCAAGAGAAACACTTGGATGATGCGCTGTGCGGTAAAGTTTCCTACAACCCCGATTTATTCCTGGACCAAAGAAAGATGGTTAGGTTTAAAATACAAACTATGGTGGAAGCTGCCAAACTGAGGTACCAGACGGCAGTGTACACAGCAAGATCGGTTGTGGGGGGTCTCACGGATGTGTTTGAAAGGATCAGGGCTAGAATTCCATATATTGGCCTTATAACAGCTGTTGTGGCCGTCACGGGTGTGGTAATGGCTGTGAGCAGAAGTTTTGAGATTGTTGGTCAGAGTGTGACATCTGAAACCTCTGGTAGAAGAACAAGACGTGTAGTCAGAAAGACTCGTTCCCAACTTAACGCCTTGGTAAAACCTTTGCCAGCACCTGTGGCAGCCACCGGTGTTGTGCCCCAAGCAGACATGGATCAGGCTTCTTTGAATGTGATCAACAAGGTTTACCAGAACTTGTTTGAGATACGTGTGGGGCCTTTGATCAAGGGCACTTGTAAGCTTGAGGCCACTCCGAGAAGGTGTGGCTTCTCCCTCTGCGTGGGTGGTTCTCTCTACTCTATCCCTAGGCACTATTGTAGCCAGCTCGATGACAAGTACGTTGACTACCTCAATGGTAAATGCGATAAACCATATGCGGAGTTTAAGCCTGTTGGCGGAAAAGGTAGCGGCTTCATCGTGCCAGTGGAAGAGCTGCTCAAGAGATTCGTTGTCAAGGATGGGGATTTCAAGACGGACAAAGCATGGGTGCTTATGCCCAAGGATGATTGTGGTAACAGTGTCATTAAACCTCGGCCCAAGGTCTCACACCACATAATCATGGACAGTAGGCCTGGCAAATCGTGGCTTGTCCAACCAGACCACGAAGGGCACCTCAGCATAACTCCTACGACCACGTATTCATGTGCCAAGACATACAACTCTAGGGGTGAGGATTATGACCTTGGCGATGGCATTAGGTATGCTGTGAGCACTGAGAGTGGCATGTGTGGTGCATTGATATTCACTAGGGATGACGACGGGAATATGGGCCTTGCAGGCTTCCACACCGCGGGCTACCAGAGTGGTGATGTTGGGGGCTTTGGTGTGCGGTTCTGCAGCGATGATGACATGGCCCTCGTATCAACTGTGCCCAATACCGTTGATAGACGCCTTGGCATACCCGCAAGTCTTGGTGTTAAGTATTCCACAGGTTTCAAGGGAACCATGGACGTGCTTGGTACCATAAAGCCCTCACAGACACCTCCTTCCAAGATAGAGATATCTGATCTCCCAAGGTATGCAGAGATTAGTGGGAAAATACCTGCAAGCCTCAAGCCCATCATGGTGGATGGATGCAGGGTGGACCCGGCTGAGCTCTCTAATCTCAAGTACTCTAAAAGCACAGTTTTTATAGAACCTCGCGTTCTGGAGGCTGCTGCTTCAGCAGTGTTTGGAAAGATAATCATGAACACAGCTGTGAAGCATGAGGTCAGGCATATTTCCGTTAAAGAGGCACTTAGGGGGTACGATCATATGACCATGATGAAGAGATCCAGCTCAGGTGGACTTTTCATGCAGAGAGAGTTTGGCCTAGTTGACAAGAGGCCAATAATGGGAGCTGAGGGAGATATAGATGAAAACGCACCATACTATGGCAGGTTTGTAGAGCTTACAGAGAAGGTTCTTGATGACATAGCCAATGATGTACCCTTCACGGCTGTGTACAAGGATGTCATCAAGGATGAGGTTCTCCCAGCGGATAAAGCCCTGGCGGGTAAGGCCAGAAAGATATCAGGTCTGGACATGGTTTCTGCAGTTGTGTGTAGAATGGCTTATGGTGCGCAAATCAACACACTCCTTGATCCGGCCAATAGGATCAACAATGGTTCTGCCGTTGGCATAAATCCAATGAGTGGTGATTGGGAGGCCATAGTTAACAAGGTTGGTGACAATGTCATGTGCACGGACTTTGGTGGCTTTGATGGCTCCTTGGGCCACCAGCTTTTACACACAGTTTTCAATGTCCTGGACAATCTGTGCCCCACCTCCGATACCACCATTCTCAAGTACAGAGCGTGGGCCAGGGATTCCGTGGTGTCTTCAGTGCACGCATATGGTGACCTAGTGCTGGAGTGGTGTGGTTCAAATCCCTCAGGTAATTTGTTAACCACGCTTGTCAACAATATTGCCCAGGGTATCATATTCCAGCTATGTATATCCAAGCATGTCTTGACTAATTGTAGATTCTTATTGGACATGCCCCCGGCATTGCCACGTGAGCACTTTATAGACGCTGAGGGTACCTACGGTGATCAGTTCGAAACTGATGATCCTAAGGTGGCCAAGATGATTGCTGGTTTGTTTGAGCTTGTTGAATACGGTGATGATGGTATAATCGGGATTGGGGATCCCCTTGTATGCCACATAAACACATATGACCTAGCGGTCGCCGCTAGCGACTATGGCTGGACCATAACCAACGGAGATAAAACCAGCCCCTTTGAAAGGGCATTGCCACCTCACGCCATAGAAAGAGCATCCTTTCTGAAAAGGGATTTCCGATTCGACGGCTCTAGGTGGGTAGCACCACTGGAGATGGGGTCTATCTACCAGAGTCTTGGCTATAGGAAGAAGGGTGCCACAGTCGAACAGAGACAACAGGTCATCGACAATGCCTGTAGGGAATTCGCACTCCATGGTGTTGAGGTTTACGAGAAGGAGATTGGCGAGCTCTATAATGATCTCGTTGGTAGTGACAACAGCATTCCGTATATGGGTTGGGCAGAGGCGTATGCAGCCGCACTTAGTAGTGATATGACTATGTGGACTGGCTAATACCCCTCCGACCTGCATGTCATTAAACTGTTTTTGAAAGAGGGGGGGCGATAG